ACACTAACTTGATTAGCCATTAGTTATATACTCCATCGCTTGCTACGAGGAACAGTAAGAATATACTTTCATCATATGCTGGTGTTGTACCACTTGCTGGGAAACTGATTTTGATTCTTCCTGTAAAACATGCTGGGTCAGTTGCGTTGATACCAAGATCGGGATCGCCTGGTAATCCACTATATGTAACTTGTAAACTATCACGACCTATCGTCGCCCAAACTTCTTCATCTATAACTAATGTAAAACTTCCTGTACTATTAACACGATTTGTAATTGATAAACTGATTGGTAGTGGTTCAATACGATTCATTGTCATTGTACCACTTGCTGTAGTTAATGCAAACACACTACCTGGAGTGTATGTTGGAGCACTACCTCTTGTATCACTTATTGTAAAAGTTGTACTTGTGATGACTTCTTTTATATAGTAAGTTGTGTTAATTGCCACACCACCAAATACAGTTCCACGAAACTGTACTGGCATACCTACAAATAATTCTGCTGTACTACTACAAGTCAATATATTTGTACCTGTAGTTGTTGCTGATATTGTTGTGATCTGACTGACTAATGGATAATCAGTAATTGTGAAGTCATATCCACTACGACTGTCACGGAAATTTGTAATTGCTCTACGAATAATAGTCGCGTCTATAGTCGCGCCTGTTAAATTGATTGGCGTAGTGCCTGTTTGCCATCCACTTGGATAACTTGTGATGTTTGACCATACAAGATTCCAAAAATCACGCTGATTATAGACAAGTTCTTGTGCTAATACTTGTCCATCAAATCCACCTATAGTATTTAAAACATTTTGTGAAAATTTAGCCATTGTTTTGTTCTCTTTGTAATCGTTTTTTGGCTTCTCTTATGAATGAAACCTCGCGCATTTTTTGTTTAAATGTTTCTGGTCTTCCATTAGGCCATCTTTTTTTAACTACTTCACTCATTTTAGCAGAAAAAGTAGCATCATGTTTTTGTAAAGCACGTTTTGCTTTAATTTTTGCTTTTGCTTCATCAGTATGAGGTTTATTATGAATAGGTGGTTTAGATACGCAACGATTATAACTCATTGGATTTTTGCGAACTTTATATTTACGCAAATATTTCATTTCTAAATCAAGAATAAACTCTTGATTACCAAAACATAAAATCTCTCTACGCCAATCTAATGGATTGGATAAAATTTTAGGTTTTACAACTTTACTTGAACATATGTAACCATCAAAAGGATGACATCCTTCTGCTGTCCTAGAACCTATATACCATTTACCTGAACTTAGTTCAGTCCATTTATAAAGAAACGCTATTGTTTCCATCTCTGCTGCCTCGCATGTTGACCTACATTGCTACCTCGCAATGTATGGTGTTATGTTATATTTATATTAACCTACTCTCCAATTAGTACCATCACTATATACTGGAACAATATTGGATCCGCCTCCACCAACTATCGAATAAAAGGTCGTTGTATTAGCATCATTAATTATTTGTCTAAACCCTGCACTTGTTGTTGCAAGACCTAAATTAGCAAAAGCAAGAATATTTGTATTAAAGACATTTGCTGTAACACGATCAGACGTTATTACACCTGTTAATCTATATATGTTACCTATATTGGCTACACCTGATTCTAATGTATTGACAACTTGTAAATTATTAGCAATTACATTTGATGTTAATATATTTGCTCTACCAGTAACATCTAAATTTCCACTAATTTGTAAATTACCAAATATATTACTTCCACTGGAAGATGCACGTATACGATTAGTTCCAGCAGCAGCAATAGTAACATTTCCATTTGCGGTAATTGAAATAGAACTATTACCATTTTGCATTAAACCGCTATTAATAGTAGTAATGTTACCAGTTGTAATAACTGCCGTATCTGTTAATAAATTACCATTGTTATAAATGTTGCATGTTCCATTTATTCTAACTCCGGAACTACTAACTGTCATTATAGAATTGAAATTTCCACCTATGTACATTGTAATATTGCCGCCACTTGCAATTTCAATATTACTATTTCCACGCGCCAAATTACCAATATGATAATTACTAGTTATATTTCCTGTAGAATTTAATGTTCCATTAACATTAACACCGGTACCTGTAACAACTAAAATATTAGCATTTCCAGCAGAACTTATATTAACATTTCCATTTGCTGCAGGAATATTAACATTGCTATTACCATTGCTTATAAAACTAACTATAGGTGAGGGAGCAGTATCAAAACTTACTTCACCAGTAGTATTATTATAAAATAAAATATTACTTGTATTGGCATTACGTATAGGTTTAACTACAAATGTATTAGCAGCGTTTGTTTGTAAATTTGCTCCACTAGCATTTAAAACTATAGTATTATCATGTTGCGTATTTGCGCCATTACTACCGGCTCTATAACCAATGGCTACACTGTAATTACCTTGACTTGATAAAGACGCATCACTGCCTATAGCAATAGCATAATTACTTTGATTTAAATCACCTGCACTTGTACCAATTGCTATAGCACCTGTGCCTTGATTAGTTTCACCAGCACTTTGTCCTACTGCTATACCATTTACACTTTGACCACTGTTACCTGCGGCATTTCCTAAAGCAATATTAACACTATCTAATTTTAATGATTTCATATAAACAAGATTGCTTACATTATCAAATGTAAATGCATTACTACCACCAAAATTACCTGCATTATTAAATTGAACTTCTGTATTATTGCCACCAGGATTTGCCAATCCAGTTGCTCCGGTAGCACCTGTTGCTCCTGTTGGACCGCCACTTGGTCCGGTAGCACCTGTAGGTCCTGTGGCACCTGTTACTCCAGTAGCACCCGTTATGCCGCCAGTACTTACAGTTAATCCTATTGCTTCTGGAGTAACCTGTATAGTATTTTGATCTACTATAATTTGGGTGGTTACAACGTTTGGTGTAAACTGTAAGTTAATTTCACTCATTATTGATATCTCACTATCATGCCAATTGGCTCTTTATTAACGTCTGCAAGACTTGCGTTTGCACTGCTTTGTCTGCTAACTGTTAATGTAACCACAACAACACAACTATTTGCTGTTGTATTTTGAGCAGGAGGTATAATAGTTGGTGTAGCATTAGGACTTCCTGTACCACCTGTTAAGTCAGCAGGTATATAAAGATATCCTGTGCCAGCAGTAGCGTTACTAAATGCAGCAACTAAGTTTGCACTGTATGTTCCTGCTCCAGTACTTGGTTGTGTTGCATTGAGTGTTAAATTGCCCATGACTATTGTATCGCCATTGTCTGCATACGTAATATCTGTTGCAGTATAAAATTTTGCACTTGTGCTTAATGCCCAATTATTTGGTACTGTACAATTAATTGCGTTACCAGCATTATCAACAAATGCAAGTGGTAATGTGTAACTTTCACCTGTATAGATTTCTATACACTGCATCTCTGTGCCAGCGATAGTTACTGTTTTTGAGCCGTTTAGTAGTAATGACATGATTATAAATTCCTATATGTTTATTTATTATTTTTATGATTCAGTAGTAACTAGACTTCCAACTACAAAGTTTACGTTACTATTAGCGGTAATATTACGTACAAAAATTGCATTATTGGCAAATGACAAATTACCTGAAAAATTCCAAATTTGATCAATAATAGTTTGTTTATTTTCTATTAAATCAATAGTATACATCAATTCTGTTGGACAATAAAATGTTCCACTTAACACACTATTCGAATATCCAGGGACAAATTGTATTGTAGTATTAGCATTACTTACGATTACACAATTAAAAGTTATTCTATAAGTACCATTACCATTCATATCATTAAAGGCTAATGAATACCAATTATCATCTCCATCAGTCAATAATAATATTGCGGCATTGGCTGGAGCATAGGACGCAGTACTATTTGCCAAATAAAAATTATTACCATTAGTATTTGCGGTATCATTGCTTGTACCTTGTTTCCATGGATATACATTATTAGCACTTACAGTAGTACCTGTTAAATAACTAGGTTTGTTTTTTACAGCACTTGATGTTAAATTAATCCAAGTACTATTACCTCCTGCTAATTGAGTTCGATAGTTCCAACTATCACTATCAATTGGTAATTGACCATTAACACTCCAATAAAGTGTACCATTACCATAAGTTGTTAATACTTCACCGGCATTGCCGCTAGAAATTTTAACATTTCCAACATTACCAAGATTTGCAGTTTTATTAATTCTTACTTCACTGCCACTAATTGTCATAACATTAGCATTACCAGCAGCACTTATTAATACATTGCCATTTGCTGAAGGTATACTAACGTTACTTGTACCATTTGCAATAAATGATGCATTACCTCCACCACCACCATTTGACCAATAAAGTACACCGTTGCCATAAGTAGTTAATACTTCTCCTGCGTTTCCACCAGGAATATCTATATTTCCTACATCATTGAAGAAAACAACTGTATCAAAATAAGCAATTGGCCCGTTTGCTAACACATTACCTTTTAATATTGTTACGCCATCAACTGCTAATGCAGCAAGATTACCAGTTAAGGTAATATTATTTTGATTTGATACGGATACTTTACCGTTGCTTACAAATTCATATAAACTATCTGGCATTTAATTCTCCATTAGGCTCTTGCTTTATTAATAGCCTGTTCAAATATTTCTGGCGTTTCCATTACATGAGATACATTTTGATTTTGATTAGGTAATGCAAAGGTTGGAATACTGACATTACCTTTTGGTAAATTTTCAAAATTTTCTTTCATTTCTTGTTGTGAAAAAACTTTTGTCATATCTAAATTCATTCTCATAATTTTTTCCTTAATAAGTTCCACCAACATAATCTTGGTTATAATTTTTACCAACTAGCAATTCATCATTAAAATAAGTACAAGCAACCTGTGAATTGCTTAAATTTCTCATGTACCAGCCAACTTCAGCAACATAATTATTTGAACCTATACTTGTATTTGCCAATCTTGGGTAATAAAAAGATGTATTTACTTTTACCCCTACTTGTGCAGGTAATATATACGTTGCCATCTCGTATGTCTGTGCTATATTATTTGCACTTCCATTTAATTTATAATATGGAAGAATTTGAATAATTGCATCTTGGTCTGCTACAAATTGAGAATTAATTATTAAATTACCATATAATCCAGTAATATTAGGTCCATAATTTACACCGAATGATGAAACTATATACCAACGATCAGATGTTGGTGGATTTACGAGTATTGCTGCATTACCTGGTAAAAAGTTACTTGTACTATTTGCTAAGTATCCATTTGCTGTAGTAGATGTACCTTGTGCCCAAGGATATGTATATGTGTTTGAATAAACTGATGTTTCTGCTAAAAAAAATGTTGTTGGCGCAAATGAATTAGCACCACTCTTTAAATTTTGAAAACCATATACATTTCCATTTGCAAATACACCTGGGAAAATAGTTTGATACCAACGTAATGTTGGATTTGCATTTGGATTTATTTGTTGCCATCCTACACTATTTGGTTGTATTTGTATATTGATTATACCACCAGTAGTTAATTCAATACATGCATTTGATAATGGAGTTGTTGGTGTTAAGGATGCAACAAACTGTGTATTGCTTGTTACTTGTGCAACTTGAGTATTATCTTGTAATACACCATTGCCACTGACTAAACTAATATATGAACCTACAACTACAGCATTAGATACATCATGTGTAAACACATTTCCATTACTTGATACATTACAAATATAAACTGAAGAAATTGGTGTTAAATTAGCACCAGTCCAAGTAAACACATTACTTACATTACTTGTGCGTCCCGCAAAATCATTACGTGCAGTACTACTAAAATAGTAATTACCTGCTGGTAAATCATTTATATCTATACTAACATTATTAACAATATTATTTGCAATATCTGTACTTGGTGTAAATGGTACACCAGGACTTAATTGCACACTACGATATAATTGATGTGTTTGTACGTTACTGCTGTTACCATAATTGAAATCCATATAGATAACAACACCTTGTTCAGGTACAGCACTTGTGACTTTAAATGAATCAACTTGACCATCTGATGCTGGATTAACTGCAATAGTTGGTGTTCCAGGTTCGCCAATGATATTTGGATTTTTTAAACCAGTATTAAATGCTGGTATAAAATCACTTACAGGATCATCAGTATATACTGTTGCGTTATATTCAAAGGCACGCATTGTAGCAAATAAATTACCTTCTGCATCCTTTTCTTCTATAACTTCACTTACACGAAATAATTTACCATCAGGAAATCCATTATCAGCGTCCCAACCATATACTTCGTGATATACACGTATAACATCGCCTGCTTCTACTTGTATACCACTATAATCACATCTAAAACTTATTACTAAATCTTCACGACTTTGGTATATGCGTCTTGCTGCCAAATATTTTGCTTGTACTGCGTTATTAACTAATGGTAGTGTAACATTCAATCTATTGACTGCTTCATTCTGACTTAACAAATTTGGATTAGTATTAAACAAATCTATAATTTGATAATCTGTTTGATCCTTAATGTTAAAATTAGGATATGCAACTTCTACTTGATTATATGTTTCATTTAAGTCAATAGGACTTATTTCAATACCACCAATTAAATTACTGCTATTAACAACAAACAAGTCATTAGTTGTTTGAGCATTTGGTGCTTGTGTATATGATTTGTTAATTACAACTTTCCATTTACCTGTTAATTCACTATACTGTAACCAACTATCGCAACTACCGACTAAAAATTGTAAATTGTTTAAACAATTACTTGCTGTATCTAAAGGACCATTAATTCTATAACGTTCCTGTGTAGGACTTGGACCACCAGTAACATCTATTAATTGATCACTATATGTGTTTAAATCATCCAAACTATTAGTATCAATCTGTGCTAATGGTATTGCGCATCCATAACGACCATTCAACATGTAATCTTTAATTGCACTACCTGGTCTGAATACACCTGTTGTTTGTCCACTTTCTGTATTTTTAATTTGTGCAGTTACTGCGCCTAAACTTGTAGTACCTGCATCAGTGCTATAAGCAACTTTAACAATAGCAAAAGCACAATTACTCATTGCATATGTTGAACTGCCCCAATTAGGCATAACATCATAAGCATTTTGTGTAGTATTGATACCACTTGTTGCACCAGTACTACCATTTTTATAAAGGTATATATTTAAGAATCCATTAATACGTGTATCTTGTTGTACAGGATTAGTAGCATTATTTGTTAATACACTTACTTTTGTTGTACCACCTAAACCATCGCTAGTAAATGTTGCTAGTTTACCATCATAGTAAATATCGCCATATGATATATCACTGCCTACACTTGTATCTGTAACTTCTGCAAATGCTACAACATAATACATTGTCTTTTGATCTGTTGTTAGATAAGCATCAATAATACTACCACCAATGAATGCACTACCATATATTACAGGTATTTTATTATCAGTAGCAGGTGGTAATTGTACACGACCTCCACCAGTACCACCAGCATCTGCTTTGCTCATAGCACGTTTGGCTAATAATTTACTAACGCCTATGCTTAATGCTGTTGTAATAACAAATTTTGCTATAGCAGCAAATGTTACTTTAGCAAATATTGCTGTTGCTACTTTTGCTACTACTGCTACTACTGGTGCCATATTACTCTCCTAAACTTGCCCATGTTTCAGCAATTTTTGTATAACCAAAACGTGTAAAATCTAAATCAAACATTGACTTTGCTGTATTTAAGGTATAATAATGAATGCGACCTTTACTCTTTAATTCTTCACACATTTCTTCATATGTTTTTAATAACATGTATCCTGCTCTTGTATGACGATATTCTTCATCAACGTATAATAATATTTGATTCATAACTAATGTTGTTTCGCTCCATATGTTAGGGCTTATAATTGCTACTAACATACCAACATTATTTTCACTTTCTGCTACTAAACTTATACCAGCACCATGTATTGTACTAACAAACATAGCATTAATATACTCATCATTGATTTGTACAGGAAAGTCTCCTATCTCACCACGTTTGTGAATTTCGTGTACAAGTTTTGTAAAGTATGGTAAATCAAATTTATTTGCTAATCTTATGTTCATTTAATTTTCTCTATATTGTCCACCTGGATCAAATGGTGATCCACGACCACCTCCAGGAATACCACCGCCACCTGGTACAACTGTCTTACCTTTTGGATCTTGTCCAAAGTCAAATTGTACACCACTAATACTATAAACGTTATCCATACTAGTATCTGAAGCATTAAAGAATTGCCAACTTTCCTTGTTTGTTTTTCTTCCTGCAATTCTATTTTCTAGTACTGTTTTATAACTACTTGCACCTACGCTGACAGTAAAATTATCTTCTTGACCTTCACGATCTTCAGTAATACCATATGTTGTTACGATGCCACGAAATCTTGGATATACTGGAGTTTCCAATACCATATTGGCATCATAGAAACCACGAGTAATTTCCAATTCACTTCCACGTATATTTGTACCTAAAACAGTGTAAATGTTATTACCATCTATACCACTTAATGATACTGTAGTATCACCTTGTGTCACACGTATATTACGTTGTTGACTACCAACTGCTAATAATCCACCTAAAGCAGAATAAACATTACCATCTATAGTTTCGTCTTTATAACTACTGCTTGCTGTAATAACAGTAACATTACTTGCTGTACCTGTGCCGGTTCCTGCACCATTTGCTGTAAAGAATGTACCTACTGCATTGCTACTTGCACCAATACTTGTCCAAGCAGTATTACCACTACTTTGTATAATATAAGTTGTATTTGCTGTAATGTTTGCTGCAACAGTTGGTGGATATTCGTTAAAGATTGTTAACTTAACAAACTCTGCGCTATTGATTTGCGTAGCATTATTACTAACTTGTGGTATTGTTTCCATTACGCCGTTCCTACCCACTCATAAAGTGTAAAGTCATCATTAAATTCTAATAATGCATTATTTAAGGTCGTACTGCCACTACGTACATAACCGCCAGGTATTAATTTATATGTTGGCATGTTTGGACAAAACATATAAAATTCACAATCATTACCCACTGTAATACCATTTCCTACAACACTACTTGTTATAATATTTGGTCTATTAGTTGTAATAGTTACAGTAGTTGTGGTACCACGTGTTATTTGAGTAGTGCTAGTAAATGGAAACGTATGACTACCAATTTGTATTAAATCGTTTGGCTGAAATAAAACTCTAGTACTAGCAATGGAAGGTAATCCAGTTAATACTAATTGATTGCCTGTAAAACTTTGTACAGTAATATTTGATAATTGACTACTATTTAAACTGCCTTGATATCTAAATATCCAACTTAAACATGCGTTATCACTAAACGTAACAAGTTCTGGTGTATAGCGATCAATTGTATCCAATGTTTCTAATAAATCACGATTATCATAATAACGTAGACTGCTTGGCATAGTTAATGTCATACGCCATGGCTGTTTAGTTGGTGTTAAACTTGTGCGTGGTATTTCGTTGCGTGTAATTTGTATACCTACAACTTTACGACGATCTATAGTTAAACTACTTGCTTTGTTTATAATTGTTTGTAAGCCTGCCATGATATATTCCTATTATCTTCCGTAAGCCATTTCTCTACGTGCTGTTTCAGTTACGCCCAATAATGTTTTACGATTTTCGGCAAATAACTGTGCAACACTCTTGGCATCTAATGCATTAATGTTGTTAGTAATATAATTGTTTGTTACCGGTGCATTTACCATACCTGTACCTTTAGCCTTACTGGTTAATTGATCATTTGGTATGATTGTGCCTGCTTGTCTAGGTACGAATAATTCAGGTCCTTTTTCACCAACTAAACTTACTTTACCAACTGGTGGGCTACCACCTTCAGCAAATCCAAATATACCTAAACCTTTTAGTACACCTTTGAATACTGATACTAATGCTGCTTTTGCCTGTATCAACAACAGGTCTTGTATAACTGATAACGCAAAATCTTTAAACTTAAATTTACCTGTGCGTACAAATGATTCTAAAGCACTATCCATATTATTGAATACACTTTGTACACTTTCTAATGCACGTTTTGCAGGTGAAACTGATTTTTCTAATTCTTCAATATATTTTTTAATACCAAGACTTGCATCTTCATCGGCAACACGTTGTGCTTCCTTAACTTGTGTACGTGCATCAATTTCATCACCAGCACGTTTATATGCAGCCTGACGTAATGCTTCAATTTGTGCTAATTCACGATTATATTGTTCTTTAGTTAATTGTCCTTTACGGTCAATTAAATCTAATTCTTGTTTGCGTAATTCTAGTAAAGATTGTTCTAATGACTGTGAAACTTCTAACGCAATAGTTGCATTTTCTAATTCCTCACCATATAATTGTATCAATGCCATTTGATCTTGCAAGGCTTTTATGGCAGCATCATCAGTTAATTGTAATTTAAATAATTCAGTTTGTTTAATTAATTGATCTTGAGCATCACGGCGTTTTTGTAAATTTTCAATTGAATTTCTTGTAACTTCTTGATCAACTCTTAAACTTTCTTGTAATTTGTTAATTTGTTCCTGTATTAAATCTGCTAATCCAGCACGTATTTCTTGATCGGTTAATTCTGCTTTTCTTTCTCTTAAATCTTCGATTGCTTTAGTGTTGCGATCATAAATTTCAGTTAATGCCTTTTGTATTTCTACCTCATTTTCTGACATATCCATATAAATGGCGTCTAATTGAATATTCTTTAAAAGTGCTTGATTTTCTTCATTGTATGCATCAACAACATCTTTAATACCTTTTTGCTGGTTTGCATATAGATTGGTCAACTCTTTACTATATTCCATTCTACGTTTTTGGATATGACCTAATACACCTTCTTCAGGTGTTATTCCTACGTCTCCTGTTTGTATTACTAATGGTTTACTTGCATCAAATTTTTCTTTAAGTCCTACAAGTTCTGCCATACTATCAATTAAA